TTCCGTCGCTAGGAAACGTAGCTCGGTCAAAAGGCTGAACTTCGACGCTGACGGCACCCATCGGTCACCTCAGAAGACAAGAACCATGACGTAGTCCAAAGCGGGAGCATTGGCGCAAACAACATCGAACACGACTTCTTGCGCTGGCGTGACGGTTACACCGCTAGCAACCGCAACCTGAGGCACGGTCGTTGCCGCACCAGTCGCCACCACGGAGAGAATCATCACTCCGCGCTTTGGAAGCGTGGGGTCGATGTTTTTGTCAGGAATGACAATCGTTTGCCGACCGTTTGCGAGGCCCGACAAGCGATACGCATCTCCCGTAAACGGAAACGAGAGCGGCTGCGGAAGAGGTTTTACATCAAGAGCCATGACCGCCTCCCATTACTCGGCAATGTTGATGATTTTGGCCTGGTATCGAGGACCAGAAACGACGAGGTTGCCGTAGCAAATCACCTGGTCGATGTAGGAATCCTGGACCGGATTCGGATACCCATTGTCGAATCCATCGCGCTTGGACCGGCGAATGAAATCGTTGCCTTCACCGAGCCAAAGTTCGATGAAATTGGTGTTGAGGAGGTACATCTCGCCAGGCAGCACATGGTGGTCCACCACCACTTCCGCGCCGTTGAAACGAACCGTCTCGAACCCGACCTCACGAAGCGGACCAGGCTGGTTGCGCTCCGAAGGCTGCGAACGCGCCCAAATTTGGTCCCAGATTTTCTGAGTAGTCACAATCAGGTCAGGACGGGTTCGGTTGAAGGTGACCGCACCGTACGCTCGCTGCATGAGCGAGAACGAAATAGGCGCCCCACCGGCATCGAAAACTTGAGAACGAATGGCGTACCCAGGGGTGCCGAAGTTCGGCGAGCGCGGAATCCCACCGTACGTGCCAGTGTCGAGAATTCCATTGTAAAGACCATCCCAGTCGGTCGGCTGGAAGGTGCGTGGAACTACCTGGCCCGTCGTAGCGTCCTGCTGCGTTCCGAAAATCATGAAGCCGATTTCGTCGGCAAGAGAATTGAACGCATTGATGGTGGCCGTCTCGACGTAATCGAAAATCTGCGCCACATCGGATTGGTTCCGGAACACGTCGAGACCGTAGACGTTCAACTCTGCCGCTGCCTGCTTCCATTCGAATTGCAGGTCGGTCTGGAATTCCCGCTTCGCAGTCCCAAAGGTCGTGCCAGGACCGTACGAGTATGCGGGCATCTTGTTGTACCAGATGGCAGAGCGAATGAGCATTCCGCCACGGTATCGAATCCCTCGGGAATTGCCGCCCTGGTAATTCTGGTACAGGCGCTGGAAGAGAGCGTTGGAGATAAAAATACCATCGACAATCTCATCCAGCTTGGCGTCGATGGTCATCGACACCAATGTGTTAATCGGATACTGGTATTGCGGTAGTGGCATAGGGGATTACCTCCGGTTTATGCGGACTTTTTGAGTGCTCGAAGAATCTCCAGGCGCCGGCGCATTTGTTCTTGCAGCGGGTTTTCCGTCTTGTTCTTGGGACGCATCCAACGTGGGATGCCGGTCTGATGCAGGAGTGACTGCGCTTCTTGGTTTTCTTGTTCCTGCATCCGCTTAGCAAGCTCGGCCTGGACGGCCTTGTTGATTTCCTCTTGCATTTTCTTGGGCCGCACTTTGGCCTCCAAGGCAGCCTGCAAGAGGTCATCAGGGCTCATGGAGGCGAGCTTGGTCGCCTCCACGATGATTTCATCGAAAGGCACTCCAGCCTCCTGCGCTAGCTTGATAGAGCGCATGGCGAGCTGGAGTTGAGCCGCCTGATTCTTTTGGAAAGA